GTTTATTGTGTCGCGCCTGGCCAAAGACGACTACGAACGGACCTACCGCAAGCTGCCTCATGAGGCCACGAGCTGGGCGGCTGAGGGCGATAGCTGGTTTAACGGCTCCGAAGTGCAGGTAGCCGAGTACTGGTGGCGGGAGTGGCATCCGCTCGAGCTGGCGCTGCTGGAGGATGGGCAGGTGCTGCCGGTGGCGCGTGTGCCCGAGGCCCAGCGGTCCTGGATCCTGAAGACCCGCACCACCCGCGTGCCGCAGGTCTGGCAAGCCAAGATCAATGGCCATGAGGTGTTGGAACAGTTGCAATGGCTGGGCCGCTACCTTCCCCTCGCGCAAGTGGTGGGGGAAGTCATGGACATTGAGGGCGAGCTTGACTATCGCGGCCTGACTCGGCGGCTCAAAGACCCGCAACAGATGGCCAATTTCTGGTTCACCGCGTATACGGAAGCGCAGGCGCTGGCGCCCAAAAATGCCTTTGTGGGCGCCTTTGAGCAGTTTGAGGGGTTCGAGCAGTATTGGCAGACGGCCAATAGCCGCAACTTCCCGTACCTGCCGTATAAGCCCGTGCAACTTGGCGGCCAGGTGCTGCCCCCCCCGCAACGCCAGGCGGTGGAGCCCGCGGTCCAGGCCATGGCACAAGGGGTCGCGATGGCCGTGGATCATATCAATGCGATCAGTGGCTATCATGACCAGGTGCAGGATCAGGACCCGGCGCTCAGTGGGGAGGCGATCCGGCGCAGGCAACAAGGCACGAATACCGCCACCTACCATTTCCAGGATAACGAGCGGTGGATGATTCGCCATATCGGGCGCATTTTGATTGACGCCATTCCGCATTACTACGATGAGCCGCAGACCGTGCGGATTGTGGGCGACGATGAGCAGGTGCGCCAGGTCGTGCTCAACCAGCAGCACACCGACGAGGACGGCAAGTCGGTGCTCTATGATGTCACCGTGGGGCGCTACGATGTGCGGATTGACGGCGGGCCAAGTTTTGCCACGAAGCGCCAGGATGCGGTCGATAAACTCGGGCCGATCATTGGGGCGGCGCCGCAACTCTTACAAATTATTGGCGACGATTACTTTCAGAGCCTCGATGTGGACCTGGCGCAGCATATGGCCGAGCGGATCAGGAAGACCATGCCGCCCCAACTGCTGGAAGGGGAGCCGGGGGCGGCGAAGTCGAAAGCCGTGGCGGAGCAGATGCAGCTCGCGCAGCAAGCGCCCGTGCTGGCAGAAGAACTGCAGAAAACGCAGGCGCAGCTCATGCAGCTGCAGCAGAGCCTCCAGAGTATCACCATGGACAATCAGCAGTTGCGGCTGGCGGTGCAGAACAAAGACCAGGAATTGCAGCTCAAGCAGCGGCTGGAAGAGCATAAGCTGGCGCTCCAGGCGCAGGAGCAGGCCCACGAGGCCCGCATGGCCGCGCTCGAGGTGCAGGTGAAAGAGTATGAGGCGCGCACCAGGCGCCTGGCGCTGGACGCGCCGGTCAGTAATGGGAGGGGCCTCTAGCCACCCCCTGACGACCGCATCCCCTATCGGCGTCTCTCGCACCGGCCAGTGCGGGCAAGACGCAGCCATGAGGCACCGGGTAGCTACCGCCCGGGGCCTTTTTTTTGTGTTCAGACGCCGATCCCCTGCGTGTTCCCGCTCAGTGGCCGGGCTTTGCCACTGCCCACGCCGTCGTGCGGGGCGTTGTACCGCATGCTGATGGAGACGACCTATGGAGACCAACGAGTCCAGCATCATTGTGGAAGAGTTCGGCACGCCGACTCCCCCACCCCCGGCTGCGCCCGCGCCGGTGGCGCCGCCCCCGAGCGAGCCCGCCGCGCCGGAAGACCCTGGAGCCTCAGCCCCTCCGCATGATGAGCCCCCTCCTGACAAGCCCGATGCGGTGCAAAAGCGGATTGACCGCCTCATCTGGGAACGGGAGGAAGCCCGCCGGGAAGCCGCGTATCTGCGCGGGAAGGCGGAAGCGGCTGCCCAGCCGCAGGTGACGACGCCTGTCCCTCCGTCGCAGCCTCCAGGCGCCCCGCAGGAAGAGGACTATCCCTCGCATGCCGCCTATGTGGCGGCGCTGGTGGACTATCAGGTGGAGCACAAGCTCCAGGCCCAGCACGCGGCGCAGGCCGAACAGGCAGCGCGGGAGGCCCAGCAACGCACCGTCGCCGAGCAACACGCGGCGATTCAGGCGCGGGAAGCGGCGATCCTTCAGGAGCACCCCGATTACTACGAGCGGTGCAGCGCGGTGGTCCGTCAGGTGGCGCCGCACGTGAAGTGGGCCATTGAAATGACCGGCGCGCATGGCCCGGACCTGGTGCTGTATCTCCATGAGCATCCCGAGGAGGTCCCGCGGCTCAATCAGACGCCGCCCCATGCCCTCGGGATCGAACTCGGCATGCTGCGAGCCAGTGCCCACGGCGGGCCTCCGCCTGCCCGGCCCGCGCCGCCGCCTGCCCCCCCGAAACCCGAGCCCCCCACGCCGCTTGCGGGCGGGGGGCGTACTGTGACCGCTGGCTATCGTGAGGATATGACCCAGGCAGAATTTGACGCCTGGTGGCACCGCACGAGCAAGCGGCGCTGAGGAGTAGCTGAGGATGGCCGATACCAACACGTATGTCACCATCGGTATGGTGACACGCCGGATTCTGATGGTGTTTCGCAACAACCTGGTGTTCAGTAGCAACGTGAACCGGAAGTACGAGAATCAGTTTGCGGTCACGGGCGCGAAGATCGGCGCGGTGGTGCAAATCCGTGAGCCCACCCCGTTTGTGGTGCACGATGGCCCGACCTTTGTCGGCGGGACCTACAAAGAAACCACCGTGCCGCTGACGATTGACCAGCACAAGCACTGCGACCTCGAAATGGGCCTGGTGCAGCAAACGCTCAACTTTGACGACTGGTCCAAGCGCGTGGGGGAACCCAAGGGCATTGAACTGGCGAACACGGTCGATTTGACCGGGTTGCAGACCTGCTACTGGCAGATTGCCAATAGTGTCGGTGGGGGGTCGTGGGCGGCAGGGTCCTGGACGGATGCGACGAATACCCGGCGGGCCTATTCGATGGCCGCGGCCCTGCTCGATGACTTTGCGGTGCCCCGCGATGGCCGCCGTATGGCGGTCCTGTCCCAGTGGGAAATGGAGCGCATTGTCGATAGCAACGCCGCGCTGTTCCACAGTGGCCCGGAGATTACGAAAAGTTTTGAGGACGGCATGTTGGGGCAGTTTGCCGGGCTCAAGTTCAACATGGATCAGAACATTATTACGCATACCAATGGCCAGCGGGGGGGCACGCCCGTGGTGGACCTCGGCGGGCAAACGGGCAGCGTGCTAAACACGAAGTCCTGGACCTCGGCGGCCGCGAACCGGCTGAAACGGGGCGACGTGTTCCAGGTGGCTGGGGTCTACGCGGTCAACCCGCGTTCGCGGCTCTCCACGGGGCGCTTGCAGGATTTCACGGTCACCGCCGACGCGGACTCGACCTCGGGCGGCCTGGTGGCCATTCCGATCAGCCCAGCCATTATCCTCAGCCCGGACCCGCGGCAGACGGTGAGCGCCTCGCCGATCGACGGGGCGCTGCTCTCGTTTATGGGGAGTGTGTCCGGCGTCTACAAGCAAAACCTGGTGTATCACACCGATGCGTTCACGCTGGCCACCGTGGACCTGGAGAAACCGCCGGGCAATATCGAGGCCAGCCGCGTGACCGACCCGGATAACGGGTTTAGCATGACCGCGATGCGGGATTTTGACGCCCGCACGTACACCAGTATTAACCGCTGCGACATCCTGTACGGCTGGGCCGCGATTCGGCGCCCCGCGGCCGTGCGGGTGTGGGAAGAAATGAACTAAGGAGGGCCTGATGCCTGAGTACCCGAGTTACCGCTATCATCCGACCAAGCCGCCGGTGATTGTCGCCAGCGAGGAGGAGGACGCCGTGCTGGAGAAGGGCTATCGGCCGCAGCCCTATGCCCCAGGCGAGGCGCTGCCGTTGGTGCCGCCCCTGGTGGATGCGCCCGAGTCCCCCAAAACCCCTCGGCGCTAGACGCCGGGTAGAGCAGGAGCTGCCCCGTGGCGATTTTGACCGTGACGAGTGATCTACTCACGACCACCTTTTACCGGGGGACGCCGAAGGATGCTGGGCATCTGCGGGTGGAAGTCTTCAATATCCCGATTCCCGTGCAGGCGGATGCGGGCTCGACGTTGCGGCTCTGCCGGGTGCCGCAACATGCCGTGCTCATTCCCAATCTGTCCTGGATTCAGTGCACCGCGACGACCAGCTTGACCGTGGCGCTCGGCTGGGAAGCCTATGTCAATGCGGATACGGATGCGGTCGTGCCTGCGAATACGGTCGGGCTGGGGACCCAGCTCACGATTGCGGCGGGGACGGCGGTGTTGTTCTCCGCGTTTCCCGCGGCGCCCCTGGCGCCCGCGTTCACGGGCGATGCGGTCCTGACGGCGCTCACGGCTGCGGCCAATATCGCGGCCGCTGGGGTCGTGGCAGGCTGCGTGACCTACGCCTTCTATCACTAAACGGAGGGCGTATGCCCACCGCCCGCACGATTATTACCGGCGCCCTGCGCTCGCTGGGCGTCGTGGCCGCCGAGGAGCCCCTCACCGCCGTGATGGCGACCGATGGGCTGGAACTGCTCCAGGCGCTGCTGGACTCGTATAGTCTGGAGCGCCTGACCATCTATCACCTGCCGGCCACCAGCCTCCCGTTGGCGCCAGGGGTGGGCAGTTATACCTGGGGGCTCGGCGGGGCGATTCAGACGGAGCGCCCCGTCCAGCTCGGCAGTATGGCCCAGGTCACGCAAGCTGGGGAGGACTTCGCGTATCCCGTGGAGGTGCTCGATCAGCAGCGGTGGGGACAGTTGGCCACCAAGACGGCGCCCGGCATGCCGGGCGCGCTCTACTATGCCCCCAGTTATCCGCTGGGGGTGTTGCATCTCTTTGCGGTCCCTACGGTGCCCTGGACGCTCACGGTGTATCCCTGGCGGGTCCTGGCGGGCTTTACGGCCCTGGATACGGAGGTGGGCTTCCCCCCAGGCTACGAGCGACTGCTGCGGGCTGGGCTCACGGTCGAGGCGGCGCCCGAGTACGGCAAAGAGCCCACAGGGACCCAGATGGCCATTCTCATGGAGGCCAAGGCGAACGTGAAACGGGTCAACGTGGTGGTGCCCGAGGCCAGCGTCGATAGGGCTCTGTGGCCCACGCTGGTGGGCGGCGACTTGCGGAACTGGAGCCCCTGATGCCTGAGCTACGCGGCTTCTGTGCGCCGAGCGGCGCGACTCGCAGTCCGTTTGTGGCGTGCGATCGGACGATCAACCTGTATCTCGAGGAGTCCCCCAATGACCGCGGACGCATGGCCCTCTACAGTATGCCCGGCCTCCGGCCTGTGGCTGTCCTTCCGAGCGTGCCAGTCCGGGGGCTGTACACCACCTCGACCGGGCGCACCTTTGCGGTCACCTCCACCACCCTGTTCGAGGTCTTTGCCGGATGGACGTTTCTGAGTCGCGGCACCCTGCCCACCGGCACCACGCCCGTGCCGGTGGTCGATAACGGCCTCCATCTGTTCCTCAGCGTTGACGGGCTCGGCCGGGCCTTGGACCTCACCAGCAACGTGTTGAGCACGGTCGCGCCGCCGGGCCTGGCGTTTGGGCGGGTGTTCTACCTGGATGGCTACCTGGTCAGCCATGATCCCGGCACGCGGCGCTTCTACTATAGTGATCTGTTCGACGCGCTGACGTGGGACGCGCTCAGTTTCTACGAGGCGGAAGGGCGGCCCGACCCCATTACGACCCCCTTTGTGGATCATCGAGAACTCTGGATTTACGGCTCGCAGAGTACCGAAGTGTGGTACTCGACCGGCGACAGCCTCAACCCCTTTGCGCGCATGAGCGGCGTCTTCTTGGAGCAAGGCAGTGGGGCCCCCTTCAGTGTGGCCGCTCTCGATAACACCATTTTCTGGTTGGGCGGGTCCACGCGGGGGGAGAGCCCTGTGTGGATGGCCAACGGCTATCAGCCCGTGCGCGTGTCGACCCATGCGCTGGAGAGTGCCATGAGTGGCATGCCCACCGTGGCTGATGCCGTGGGCTTTACCGCGCGGCATGGCGGGCATGCCTTTTACGGCCTGGACTTCCCGAGTGGCGGGGAAACCTGGCTCTACGATACGAGCACGCAGGCGTGGACCGAGCTGGCGCACCTCCAACCGGGGGGCACACTCACGAATTATCCCAGCCATCACCATTGCATGGCGTTTGGCTTCCACCTGTGGGGGGATCGGACGACCGGGGATCTGTATGTGTGGGACCCGGCGTATCATCGGTATGGCACGAAAGAACGCCTGTGGGAGCGCACGGCGCCGCATCTGCGCAGCGAGGGGCAACGGCTCACGTATCACTGTTTCGAGCTGCTCATGCAGGCGGGCGTGGGGCTGGATGGGACGGTGGCCACCGGGGAGGACCCCCGGGTGCGTCTCCAGTGGAGCGATGACGGGGCGCAGATCTGGAGCATGGAGCACTGGCGCAGCGCCGGGCGGATCGGGCATCCCGCCGAGCGGGTCCGCTGGCATCGCCTGGGGCAAGCGTACCGGCAGCGAGCCTTCCGCGTGGGGGGGACGGACCCGGTACAGATCGCCATCTATGGCGCGAGCGTGGAGGCCAGCTAGAGAAGCTGCTCGCAGGAGACGACGACTGATGGCCGAAGAACTCTCCCCGCCCCTCTACCGTGAACCGTTCGTCGAGCGCGACCGCTTGACCATCACCGCGCGCTGGCAACGCTGGCTGGATGCGCTGTTTCGGCGGCAAGGAAGCGTGGAAGCACGATTAGTGGCGTTAGAGGCGCGGGTAACAGCGCTGGAAGGACCCTGATGCGACACTTTTTGCAACTGGCGAGCGGGCTAGACGTCCTCCCCTTGCTGTATGCCCTGCACCGGCAGCCGTGGCTGTGGGATGCCAACCCCATCCGCACCACGTTTCCGGGCAGCCCGCATGCCGCCGTGAGCGATATTCTGTTGCGCTTCAACCAGGGCAAAGAATACCAAGTGAGCGCCACGCCGCCCACGAGCGACGACGACCATGAATGTGTCCCTTTCCCGGCCTGGTGGGCGTTGCAGGAGGCGCATCCGCTGGTCTACACCCTGCTGGCGGTGACGAAAGGGACCCGGCTCGGACGGGTCATGATCACTAAGTTGCCGCCCGGCGCGGAGATTCCCCCGCATATCGACAGCCCGGGGCAGACGGCGTACTACGCGCGCCATCACATTACGCTGGCGGCACCGACAGAGAGCTATTTTCTGATTGACGAGGAGACGGTCCATATGGCGCCAGGCGAGACCTGGCTCGTGGATAACAGCCAGATGCATGGAGTGATCAATCATGGCGACCAGGATCGCATCGCCCTTATCATCGACATTCATCGCGATACCGCGCCCGAGGTGTAGCTATCAGGTGGAGCGGTGGGCGACGTATGCCGTCGATGCCCCGCCTCTGTGGGCCCTGCACTACACCGAGGTGGCGATTGACCAGGAGGTGATTCCCCTGGACATGGACCTGGAGCGGTATGCGGCCCTCGATGCCGCGGACGTGCTCCACATTGTGACCATGCGCACCGTGCCGGAACAGGCGCTGGTCGGGTATCAGACGTCGCTGGTCTCCGGGCATTTGCACTACAAGAGTACCCTGGTGGCGGCGGTGGACCTCTATTATGTGTTGCCGGCTTATCGGCAGGGCTGGGCCGGCGTGCGGCTCTTTCGGGAAGCCGAGCGGACGCTCAAAGCGCGGGGCGTAGTGAAGATCGCCAGGGGGACGAAACTTCACGCCGGGCTCGATATGACGCGGCTCTTTCAGTATCTGGGCTATCGTACGACGGAGCAACTGCTGACCAAGCTGCTCTAGGAGGCGTTGTATGGGGTTTATTGCAGGGGCCGCCGTGGCCGCGATTGCCGCCGGGGCAAGCATCTACGGCGCGAATAAACAAGCCGGGGCCGCGAAAAATGCGGCGAAGGTGCAGGGCAATGCCGCCGCGCAGGCCCTCGACTTTGAGCAGCAGCAATACTATCAGCAGCGGGCGGACCTCGCCCCGTGGCTCCAGACCGGCAACTATGCGCGAGAGAATCTGTGGGCACAGGCCGAAGAGGGGCGCGACCGGGCCGGTTGGCAGAGCCCCAACACCATCACGCCGGGGTCCGCCTATGCCTATACGCCGCCGCCGGGCGTCAATCAGGGGGCCTATCAGTTTGATCCCAGCGGTTACGCCTACCAGCGCCCCGCCACGGTGGACCCGAACGCCTACCGCTTCCAGAGCCCGACGGCGCTGAATCCCAACGAGTATCGCTATACGCCCGCGCAGGCGTTTAACAGTGCGGCGTTGGACGCGAGCCAGTACCGCTACGCCCCTCGCCAGGCCCTGGACGCCAGCCAGTACACCTACACGCCGAGGAGTACGCAGGGGCTCGGCGATTTCACGTTCACGCCTCCCACGGTCACGGATGATCCGGGCTACCAGTTTCGGCTCCAGCAAGGCGTGGGGGCTCTCGATGCCTCGGCGGCGGCGCGGGGTAGCCTCCATTCTGGCGCCGCCCAAAAAGCCCTGCTGCGCTACGGGCAGGACCTCGGCAGCCAGGAGTATGCAGCGGCGTATGGGCGGTCCTGGCAGCAGCAACAAGAAGCCTACGAGCGGCAAGCCTTTGCCAATATGACCCAGGAGGAGCGCGACCGCTATGCGAATCAGGCGGCGTATAGTCGAGGGCTGACGCAGGATCTGACCCAGGAGGAGCGTGACCGCTATGCCAATGCGGCCGCGTATGGGCGCGACTACGCGCAGAATCAGGACACGTATCAGCGCGGCTTTGCGGCCAACATGACCGATGAGGAGCGGGCGCGGTACGCGAATCAGTCCGCGTACACGCGGGGGCTGACGGCCGATACCACGGCGTATAATCGCGCCTTTGGCGAGAATACGCAACGCTACGATTGGGCGCAGCAGGCCCAGCAGCAAGACTTTGCGCAGGGGCTCACGGCCAACGAACTGGCGTATGGGCGGGCGCGCGACCTGAATCAGCAGAACTATGACCGGGCGCGGTATGGCGACGAGACGGCGTATGCGCGGGGCTATCAGGCCAATCAGGACTGGTACGCGCGCGATATGGTGAGTCAGCAGCAAGAGTATGACCGGGCCTGGCGCGAGTATGCGGCCCAGCAGGAGGCCCAACAGCAGAACTGGAACCGCTATGCCACGCTGGCGGGCTATGGCGCGAATGCCACCTCGCAACTCGGGCAGCTCGGCAGTGCCTCGGCGGCCCGCACCGGCGACTATTACACGCAACAAGGCAACGCAGCCGCGTCGGGCCTCGTCGGGAGTGCCAATGCCTGGAATCAGGGGTTGAGTGGGGTCGGGAGTAGCCTGGCGAGCGGGGTCCAGAATTATGCCCTGCTGCAATACTTGAACCGTCGCCCAGGCGTGACGGGGTACAGTGGCGGCGGCGACTTTCCCGGCGGATAGGAGACTGGACGGATGCCCATTGATCCACGACTGGCGTTACAAGGCCAACCGCTTGTGCCTCCCCGCTACGATCTGGGCGAGACGCTCACGACGGTGGCGCGCCTCCAGGCCCTCGATGAACAGCGCCGGGGGCAGGCCCTGTATAACCGGGGCGCCGAGCGGCAACTCGCCCGCGACGACGCCTGGCAGGCCGCGATGGCGCAGGTGTTCACCCCGCCCCAGGCCGCGCCGTCCCTAAGTGGCTCGCCCCCGCAAGGGCTGACGGCGCGGCCGATGGCCGATCAGGTGCCCTTTGCCAGCCCGGCGCAGGGGCAGTACGGGTTGACGGCACCGCCCCCGCCCCAGGGCATGCCGCCGAGCTTTGAACGTGCTCCGTCGAGCCTGCAAGCGCCTGCGATGATTCCCGGGGCGCCGGGGCAAGGGCTCACGGCACCGTCTCCCCCGCCGAGCGGTCCCCCGCCAGTGGGCCTCGGCCCTGGGGCGTCAGCCCCGCCGCCTGCCTCACCCCCAGGCGGCGGCCTGACGGCGCCGCAATCCGCGCGCCCGAGCCAGTTTGCGCAACTCATCCAGCCGCTCAACATGGAGGCACTGCAGCAGGCGTACCAACTGGAGCCCGAGAAGACCGGGCAGTGGCATGCCCGCCAGGTGCAACTCCAGGGCCAGAAGATTGCCCAGGCCGAGCATGTGACGGATCGCATGTATACGGTGCTCAAGCGCATTGTGAGCAGCGATACCCCGCAGCAAGCCTATACGATGGGCCTCAAACAGTTACGGGATGAGGGCATTCCGCTGCCCCAGGATTTGCCGCCCACCTATGATCCGGCCTGGGGGGCGTTTACGCTGGACAGCCTCCGCAGTGCGAAGATGGAACAGGCCGAGCTGAAGCTCAAGCAAGACCAGGCGGAGCTGGAGCTGAAGCAGTACACGGCGCAGACCGAGCGCGGCAAGATGCTCAATGAGGCGCAGAAGTTCCAGCAGACGCGCGGGGAAGGCGAATACCGGGATACGCCAGACGGGCAGGTGTGGGTGCCGAAATATGCACCGCCTGGCGGAAGTGTGGATGCGCGGCCCGTGACACTCGGGGGGAAGCCGGTCGGCGGCCCGCTTCAGGTGCAACAAGAGCACCAGCGGGCACAACTGGCGCAACAGGGCATGCAACAGGGCATACAGCAGGGGAACCAGACGCGCAGCGCTGAACTGCAACTGCAAGCCCATGCCGATACCATCCTGAAGCCCTACCGCGAAGTCCGAGATGCGATGGGCCGCATTGAGGCCGCAGGCACGTCGCCCACAGCGGCGGGCGACCTGGCGCTGATTACCGCCTTTATGAAGATGCTCGACCCGCTCACCGGCGTGCGGGATCAAGAGTTTAAGACCGCGGCCAGTACCGGGGGGATTCTGGACCGGGTGCAGGCGTATTACGCGCAGGTGGCGAGTGGCAAGCGCCTGAGTGACGATGTGCGCAAAGATTTTATGGATCGCTCGAAGACGCTGTATGGGCAGTATATGAAGGATTATGAGGATACCTCGACACAGTTCCGGGAGCAGGCGAGCCGTCAAAGGATGGACCCGCGCAATGTTATTCAGGATTATCGCTCGAATACGCCCGCCGGCGGACGGGGGGTGCCGATGACACAAGGCCGCCCCGTCACCGAGATGTCGCCCGAGGAGCTCCAGGCCG